AAAGCATGGACATCCAGTTAATAAACTGAACGGCTACANAAAGGGAGAGGGTTAGACAATCGCCCTCTCCCTTAACCGTAGCAGGAGAATAAAATGAAGTACGAAGTATTGAAAGACGGCACTGCAAAAGATGGTCGCTCTTTTTCTGTTGGTGCAATAGTTGAACTTGATAAAGAATATGCCGAGCACTTAGTAAGCAAAGGTGTAGTTCGACCAGTAAACTTTGAAAAGCCACGACCAAAAAAAAGTAGGGCTGTTAGTAAACCAAATGACCTTGAACAAGCGGTAGACAAAGAATGAGTTGGAGAAGTTTCAAAGTAACAACACCACCGGCTTCCTTACCAATCTCGGTTACAGAAGCCAAGTCACAGTTGCGGATTGATATATCAGATGATGATACTCTTCTCAGCAACTACATTACCGCCGCAACCAAAACGTTAGAAGTGTTGATGCGAAGGGCTTTTATTACTCAGACAATTACTTTGAAGTATGACAAGTTCCCTTCAACATCAGATGGTATTGTTTTACCAAGACCGCCATCTATTGCTGTTACAAGTATCCAGTATGTTGACACTGATGGTGCTACACAAACTTGGGCAGGTGGAAATTATACTTTGGATTCAACTTCTGAACCCGCAAGAATTACCCCTGTCTACAATGTAGATTTTCCTGATGTTAGAAGTGCAACGCCTAACTCAGTCACTGTTGTTTATACCGCAGGATATGGAACCGCTGGTTCAGATGTTCCTGAATCAATACGACTTGCAGTTCGTTTACTTGTTGGGTCTTATTATGAAAACAGAGAAGCAACAACAATCCAAAGGGTAACTGAGTTGCCACTTGGTATTCAAATGTTAGTTGCTTCAAATGAAATACCAGAGGTGTTTTAATGCTTGCGGGAACCATGAAACAACGAGTGAGTATCCAATCGCAAAGTACAACTTTGGATGGGTATGGTGAACCCGCAAATACTTGGACAACCGATTCAACAGTTTGGGCTTCAATCGTTCCACTAAGTGGAACTGAGCAACAAGTTGCAGAAGGAACTACAGGCATAATTACTCACCGAGTTATGATGAGATACAACACAGATGCTTCCCCACAGAAAAGATTATTATTTGGTTCAAAGGTTTTAGGAATCGAGTCAGTTATAAATACAAATGAAGCAGACAAGGAATTGCAATTACTTTGCAGGGAAGAAATAAACTAATGGTAGAAATACAAGATACAACTCTTGGTGTTGGTGGTTCTTTTGGTGGAATGAACTTTAATGTTGGCACAAGAAGTATGCAAACAATATCAATGGGTGACGCTACGAGTGGCATTGTTGGTTTGAAGGCGTTGGATGATATGTTAGAAAGAATGCCCAAAAAGATTCAGCAAGCGATTATGAGAAAGGCAATGCAACAGGCACTAAAACCTTTTTACCAAGAAGCAAAAAGATTGGCACCAGTACAGTGGCAAAGGTATGAGATATGGAATTATAATGGTGGGTTCTATAGTGATGTGTTTAATCAAATAACTCGTAAGCGTAGAGGTAGATTGAAGAAGTCAGTTGCTCGAAGAACAAAAAGTAACAAGTGGGCTCACACATTTTCTGGTAACCTATATTCAAACATCAAAAAGTTTAGGACATATTATTCTCACTTGACTGAATGGGGAACCCAAGGTCATTTCATAAACAATTACTTTGGACAAAAAGGTCACAAGAAATGGGTTAAAGGGCAAAAGGCGCAGAAGTGGATGACTAGAGCGTGGAAGAAAAAATGGAAAACATCAATGAGAAACTTTAGTAGAGTTATTAAAGCAGAAACGAAAAGGCAGTTTAGGATTTATGTGATGCAATTAAACATGGAAGAAAGACGAGCAATGGTATCGAGTATTTAGATGGCAGACGAAATAGAAAAAGCAATTAGAAGTGTACTTGTTGCGGATACAGATGTCAATGATTTGGTGTCTGGTCGCATCTATCCTTACATGAGGCAACAAGGGCAGGACTTTCCTGCAATAGTTTACACTTTGGATTCAACCGAACCTGCACATGGTTTGGGTGGCTCGTTAAGTTTGACAAGGGCTAACTTAGCAATCGAGCAATGGGCAGAAACTTATAATGAGGCAAAGCAACTTGCAGAAAAAGTTAAAAATGCCTTGGATAACTATTCTGGTACAAGTGAAAGCGTGGCAATAAAAAGTTGTTACCACGATAACGATAGTGGGAATGTGGACATCTCACCAATAGGTCTTGATAGAGGAATGTCCTCTATCGATAGTGATTATGTAATTTGGTATATTAGTTAACAACAAGGAGAAGCCCAAATGGGAGCAGTAACATCAAATGGAACAACAATAACAGTAGACAGCCAGTTAATTGGTGACGTAATATCTATAGCCGCTGTATCGGTAGCAGTCGCAACAATAGATTCAACAGACTTGGACTCAACGTGGCGAACCTTCATTGGTGGAATTAAAGATGGTGGCGACTGTAGTTTTGAGATAGCGTATGACCCAAGCGATGCAAGTCATACAGCATTAGAAGCAGATATTGACGGTGGAAGCAAGGATGTAAGCATTGCTTGGAGCGATGCCACAACTTGTACTTTTAGTGCAATAATTACTTCTTTCTCCCCAAGTGCAGCGATTGATGATAAACTTACTTGCAGTGTAGGAATGAAAATCACAGGAGCAGTTACTTTCTAAAACGGAGATACCATGCTGGATAAAAAAACTATTCTAAACGCTGATGACCTTCCACGGGAAAAAGTTTCCGTTCCACAGTGGGGCGGTGATGTATTTGTGAGAACGCTTACAGGTGCAGAACGTGATGCCTTCGAGCAATCATGCGTAAGCAACAAAGGCAAGAGCAAGGACATAAATCTGGTCAACATTCGCGCTAGGTTATGTGTCTTGTGTATTTGTGAGGAAAATGGTATGCGCTTATTCAACGCCAAAGATGTTGAAGCCCTTGGAAAAAAATCTGCGGCTGCACTAGATTTATTGTTTAGCGTAGCCCAGCGACTCAACGGGCTTGGGAATGAAGATGTTGAGGACTTGGTGGGAAACTAAAGAGCCGCCCAGAGCGGCGTTTCTACTTTTCCCTTGCGTTGGCTTTAGGCATGACAGTTAGAGAATTGTTGCTGCGAATAGATGCTAAGGAACTCGCTGAATGGTCTGCCTATTATTCGATTGAACCATTTGGTACATTTAGGTCTGACTTGCAAGCGGGAATTATTGCCAGTACAGTCGCAAACTGCAACAGGGCAAAAAACAGCAAGACGTTCTCGCCAGATGATTTTATGCCAATTGGACAGCATGGCAAACCAAAGATAATGAGTGGTGAAGAAATGAAGTCGGTAATGATGGGAATAGCAAAAGAAAAGAGCGAGCAATAGCATGGCGACAATAGGCAATCTTTGGATAAACATAAAAGCAAACACTAGGAGTTTACAGCGTGGTGTAGGTGGGGCAAAAAACTCTCTTGCCGCTTTTGGTAAGTTTATGATGAACCCCGCGGTGCTTGGAGTTGCGGCTGTTACTGCTGCTATAGTGGTGTGGGCAAAGTTGGGAAAAGCAATAGTAAGTGGCTTGGTGTCTGCTGTAAAAGAATCTGCAAAGTTTAACCAATCTATGGCAAAGGTTGGTGCGGTCACGATGAAAACTGGAAAAGAGTTTGATGTGATGAGGAAGAAGGCACTTGACTTAGGTAGAACAAGTGTCTTTACTGCTGACCAAGTTGCAAGTGGTATGCTTGCATTGGCAAGGGCAGGTCTTGATGGTATAGAAGTCATAAAGTCAATCGAAGGAGTAACAGACTTAGCCGCTGCTGCGGATATGGACTTGGCAGAAGCAAGTGGCGCTGTAGTAAATGCTATGCGGGCGTTTGGCTTACAAGCAGAAGATACTACACATATTGCAGATGTCTTTGCAATAACAATGTCCAGAAGTAACACAACAGTTCTTGAGATGGCAGATGCAATGGCTTACGTTGCTCCTGTTGCTCGCGCTTTAGGTTTCTCGATTGAACACGTCTCAGCAATGATAGGTGTTCTTGCAGATGCGGGTATCAAAGGTTCAATGGCGGGTACAGGTTTAAGACGTGTAATGTCTGCACTTGCGAGCGAAATTGAAGAACATGGGGTAAGGGCTTTA